TGAACGCCGGAGGTTTCCAGGCACTAATAAAATGCTTGTTTTGTTAAACCCCCAGTATCATTGTCGATATCCTTGGGAATTGGTTAAGGTTGTGTTTGGCGAAGAGACTGTTTTTAAACAGCAACTCTTTAACACACCTACCGTAACTCGCCATAAAAGCACCGCAGGTGAATTCAGAATTGCGGAGTTTGGCGGGTCCCAACCTTATGTAAGTTTCTCATACGCCACCCCTACCAGATTCGTCGTTAATTTACCACTAGACGTATGGCAGGGGTTGATAACCCGACGCAAATTAGTAACCGTTTGGGGTTGTGAAGTGGTCAGAGGCTATTTAGCTTGTATTGGCCGTGCCCAACCCCCTGACAAAGTGAACGTTATCGCAGCCATTTTAGCTACAGTACCCGAGAATATCAGTTTTGTCGGCTATACAGCTGATGAGGATCCTTTTGGGGAAGTTACTAACGTTGCCAGATTAACTACCTATCCTCCTTTTCCACCTGCAACTGCCTCCGCTCAAACCTTGACTGACATCTTAAAAGCTACCAAAACTTTGGAAACTGTGCGAAACACCGTCGAACCTACGAGAGAGATGCGAAATTTCGCCATTGAGTTTGCCAGAGAGGTAGGTAAGAGAGCCAGATGGTTTATTGAGGAGTCAGAGGAAACTTTAGCTGCCATGATTAAGAGTAACCCAGCCAGAAAATCTGGAATTAAGAAGTTTATGAACAATCTTAATGAAGTTGATACGGTTATTCGCGCTAATCTTAAGGCTGAAGCAATCCCTGATGCGGCGAAGAAGGGTAAGAATGCGCGCATGATATGCCCACAAGATGATTTCGAATTGTTTTTATCTGGCCGAATTTTCCGACCTTTTGCTGAAGCAATCCACAAAGGTGGGGAAGACGGTTGTGGACATTTTTACGTCTGTGGCAGTAGTCCTGATGAGATTGCTGACCATGTTGTTAAAGCCGTGCGCGCTGCTTATGATAATGGTAATGTTTTAGTTGCTACTGACTTCAGTAAGTTTGATTTGCATCATTCGCCTTTTACGCGGCAAACATTCGTAGAAGCAGTAGCACGTGGTTGCGATAGCCCTGATGGGGCTAAGTATGTACGCATGGTGCTTGGCAAAGAAGTGAACAAATTAATTTGTTTCACTGCTAAAGTACCGCGCAATCATCCCAGCCCCGGAAAACCTCCAGCTATAAAATCCGGTTATATGAATTTATCTGGGGCTGCTGACACGACGGCCCTTAATACGTTTACGAACGCTTTAATTTCATACCTCACAATGAGGCGGCTTGGTTATAGCCACGAGCGTGCTTTTAAAGACATCCGTCCGAAGTATGGTGATGACGGATTAGAAGAGTACCCTGAAACGTGGCTTGAAGTCGCTAAAGAGTTAGGTTTTACCGGAACCGTAGTAGAACGCAGTACCAATTATTGTCCTATTGATTTCTTGTCTAGGGTTTACGTTAACCCGATGCTGACGAACACTAGTATTTGTGAGCCTAAGCGAGCGATGGCTAAATTGCCTGTCACTTGCAGTTCTGACCCACTCGATGTTGCTCGTTATAACAAAGCGAGGGGTTATTATGAAGTAGACAAGAGGACTCCTTTAGTTGGTGAATTTGCGGGCGCTATAATGCGTGTATACGGTCCTGGAGAGGGCACAAGCAAGTCCAACAAATCTGAAGACCGCGAGTTGGCATATAAGATCTCGAGAGGCCCACACCCTTTTCATGAATGCGACCTTGAGTTAGCTATTAAGGTTGTGGCCGATCGATTGGGCATGACGAATGAGTCAGTTGAGGAGCTGGCGAAGCGTTACGCGGATGCCCAAACCGAGGAAGACATGAAGAACTTGGCTACCCAAATGCCGAGCGAAGTGTCTCCTGGGTGCCGTGCGCTCTAAGCGCGCGGCGAATTTTCTCGTGTGGGCGGGTTGGTGGGATCATAAAAGTTAAGACTATTAGCTCCCTTCCCGTTCTAAATTGGTAATGGCAACACGCATTGCTAGAGTCTTGGACCGTGCTGTGCGCGGGCCAGACCCGCTCGATAGTTTATCTGAGAGCGGTGCTCTGACCTGCACCGGCGCGGCCTGGGTGAAATGTGCATTGGATCCTTTTCACGATTATGAGATTACAGATCTGGACGGCATACCGGATGTTGAGACCGAACCTACTTTGGTTGTACGGACCCAGCAATCTATGATAATTAGCGCCCCGCCTGGTAGCACCACGTGGGACTGCAATATTGTCAACATGCCAGTAGATTTCTCATTTTCTACAAACAAGACCGAAAAGTCCATCATTGGACAATATCTTCCACACTCTGAAACTGGTGGGCCTATGCCCGGTACGTTTAAACACAATACCCTCACCGATTATCGCATGGACGGGCTTCAAGCTTCGTCTGTAGCGTCAGGTGCGGACACGTTCCAAACGTCCGAGGTTCGCAGCAGTTTGGGTCTCGACGACTACCTTGTCGCTGGGTCTCCTACTGATTTGCAGGCTTATCGTGTTGTTTCTTCCGGCTTTGAAGTGGTTAACACCACTGCTCCTCTTGAACGCTCCGGCGCATGCACTGTCTACGAGATTGGTGCTCCCGGCGAATACTCTGACATTAACTATGTAAATGGTGAAGAGGTTCGCATTGGGACTGTGCGGAATTTTCGTATGCCTCCTGTTAATTTGGCTGAAGCCAAGCAGACCCCAGGTGCACGCACCTGGCATGCAGAAGAAGGATGCTACGTTGTTTCCAAACACCGCAGCGAAATGGGGTTTTCTCCCGTTGCCAAGCGTGATTTCGTGTATTCATCATCAACCGAAATTGGCAGCGCGTGGGCTCCATTTAAAGTAGGACGTCAAATCACCGCCGGAGGGACGACCGCTCCAGTTGATGAGACACACGGTTGTGCGTCTCATGTGAGTAATTTAAATTTGTCCGGCGCTTATTTTACTGGACTTAGCGCGTCAACTACACTTCAAGTTACCTGGCGCGTTGTCCTTGAACGCCTCCCCGGGCCGTTTGATCTACAGAACTTGGCTCTTGCTTCCCCTTCTGCACCTTATGACCCGCGTGCTCTTGAACTGTATTCGCATATCACCGCTCGGCTTCCGCCGGGTGTGCCAGTCGGCTACAATGACGCTGGCAAATACTTCAAGATGATTGCAACACAGATTAAGTCCGCGGCGAAGCAGACTTTGCCTTTACTTCCGGCTGTTGAGGCTGCGCTTGCTGCCTCCGGGCACCCAGTGGCTGCTGCTGCCATGGAGGGTGCACGGGTTAGTGCGCAAGTAGCGCAAGCTAAACAAGCTGAAAAAGAAAAGAAAACAAAGAAACCTGCTGTGCAGAATTTTGGAAAGCCTAAGAACTGATTTCGGATTGGATATGGTCGAACTAAGTTTTTAACTCTCC